TTGACAGTTTGCGTGCGGCTTTTATGTTGTCAGTCAGGCCAACTTTGTCGGCCTTGTTGTGCACAAACACAAAACCACCACTGAGGTTATCGGTGTGGCGCAGCTTATAGTTACGATCTTCAATAAGTTGCTCGTACTGTTCCAGGTTGCGCGCAAACTTTTGCGGATCAACCGGTGGTTTGTAGCCGAACAACTTTTGCGCAGCTTCGGTAAAGGCACCATCAACGGTGAACATCGGGTTCTCACCTGTAAACACTTCACCGGTTTCACCTGCATTGTTTTTAAACATCGCGGGTATTTCTTCCAGTTGCTGTGGTGGTACCATATCAGCTTCGGTACCGGCCCAGGTTACAAAGCACCTGCACCGCCAGCCGTTGGGCGGGTAGTATGTGCTCCAGAATGGATCATCAACCGGCAGGGTTGTACCTTCCAGTGCCAGGTGTTGTTTGCGTACCCGGTCATCGCGCTGGGTGTGATACTTCAGGTATCCACGATTTCCGTTTTCAGTAAACCTGCGTTTAAAGCCTTGCCACTTGCTGGCCATTCGTGCTGTACCGATAGCGGTGTTGTATTCAGCCTCAAGCCATTGTTTGTTGTACTTGTTCGATACCAGCAGCGCTTCGCGTTTGAACTCGCTGAATGATCTGCGCTTTCCGGTTTCATCAAACATAAATCTCACCAGTTGCCTGCCGAACTGATGGTTCTTGAATACTTCGGCTACGTGCACATTGTATCGCAGGTTAATGAGTACACGTTGTTCAGGTGTGCCGTAATTCGCCTGGCGTGTGTTGCTCCAGCCTTTCAACACACCTTCCCAAACTTTCTCTGCGCTGGCGCGAGCCAGGCGCGGATCGATCTGACCATCATTCAAACGGCCATAGAAAAACCGCACGAGTGATTCGGTTATGATGCGATCAAGGTTTAATGGTGCCCGATACGGTTCTTCTGCCACCGGCAGAAGTGAATACCATTCTTCTAACGAAGCATGGATTTCATGGTGTGCCTGTACCGGGCCTGCTGCTTTTTTTCTTTGCCACCTCCGGGGCCATCGGTTTTCTTTTTATCGGTCGCCTCCTGCTGTTCTTCTTCGGGGTCGCTCTGCTGATAGTCGAGGTATCTGAATTCACGATCTTTAAGCGGGTAACCGTGTTCGATCAAAAACGGAAACAGTTCATCGTTGATGTGAAAGGTTTGCTTACGCTTACGTGCTTCCACGTATTCGTTCAGCACGCGTTCGTGTACCTCGGCACTACCCACAAATGATTTCTCATCGCTGGTTCCGGTTTGCCACGTAAACAGCTTGCTTATTTCACTGTTACACATCAGCACCTTCTCTTTATAAATCTGGAAGGCATTGGGCTGTGCGCTTTCTTTCACATCCACCTCATCGTCCTTATCCAGAATAGCCCACAGGTTGTTGCCAAAGTTTGACAACATGTCTTCGGTTTTATCCACCTCTCCTTTATCGCTGGTGGCCAGGCGTGCTATAATGGTAGGCATACCAAACTTTTCGCTGTGGCGGGACCAGTCGGAGCGGGTATACTTTTTCCAGATGCTTTCTGCGGCAGCGATCAGCAGTATGCCCAGGTTATCAGGCTTGCCCATTTCAATAAGGCGCAGGGCTTTCTTTACCTGCTCATCGCGGAAGGGAATTCCATTCTCGTGGCTGATGTCCAACACGATCACGCCTTGCTCTGGCCGCACGTGCTCGCGTGCAATCAGCTCAACGTACTTGAACTCCATTTGCATACCAGGCTCTTCACTCGGAACCATGTCGAGGAACTGCACCAGGCTGTGGCCATGGAAGCGGGTCTCTTCATAATACTGGCGGTACTCTTCGAACCAGTTTTTTTGAAGCAGCCGTGTGGCCAGCTCATCAATTTCTTCGCTGCCTTTTTTGAATACAGCAAACGGAGAACCGACTACTTTAAAGATGGCCTTCTCATACTCGCCATGGATGTGCCCATCGCGGAGGGTGAGTTTGTAAAACTCGTACAGCATGTCGCGCCTGGGGTGGTCGAAGTTTTCGGCCTGCATAATGGCCAGCTTCAGCTCGTCCTGCCGGAAGTCGGTGAGGTACTGCCTGCGTTTAATCAGGCTGGGTGAAACCCGCTTGCCTTTACGCTTCAGTTTATCGAGTTCTGAGCGCGTAGAGTCGAGTTCAGCGCGAAACCGCTCAATCGCCCTGTGCTCGCCTCGCCATGCTTTTGGTAGTAGTGCTTGAAAATTCATAGAAGTACCGTTAGAAAGCGTTAGAAATACCCTTGTTTACCATTTTAAATTGCGTGGAGAACCCGCATCGTTTGTGCGGGCCGTTACACTGCCCCAGCGCCTGCGGGTAACCGGTTGGTTTACCCCGTTGCCATCCAGCTCGGTTTTGGGCGGCAGGCCGCTTACACTGGCCTTTCCGTCTTCCACCCGCCTGAGCTGTTCCATTGCCTCGTTGTAGTTCTTCACTACCCGTTCGGGTACCATCTCATCGGGCACCCGCTCATAGATATAGTAGATGACCAGCACCTTGGCCCAGCGCAGGATAACCTTGTTACGGTTAGCACCGGATTGACTGAGCACGGTATTCATATCGTACTTATCGGCCAGGTGTTTTTCAATCATGGCCAGTGCTTCTTCTTCGGCAGTGTCAAGAATCAAGTCCTGGTCAAGTTCTTCCTCGTCCAGTATCTGGTCGAGTTTATATACACGCATGTGGTATGCGTAGTCGTCTTTTGAAATGAAGCTGCTCATGTTAGTTGTAGTTAAAGGTTAAGGTTACCAGCCGCACGTGCACATCGTTGCAGCTTTTACAAACCGATTGTGAATGGCTGGCCATGATCATGGCAAGCTTATCGTATGAGCCGAGTGTTACCACGAACCGCATAAGGTCAAAGAACTTTTTATCCTGTGCGGTGGGCAGGCCTTTTGTACTTGCCTGTCCGTGTGATGCTTTTTCTTCCATGATGTTTGTTGCGTTTGTTTAGCATATAGATGCCGCCTTCGACTGCGTCAGGGCCGTCATCATGCCCGTTTGGAAAAGCCAGGAACTGATCGCGCAGGGTGATCATGTCCGGGTTCTTCTGCATTTTTTTATTGAACCGCAGGTAGCCAACTTCGGCCAGCGGTGATAAGTCTTCAATGCGCCCGAACTTGTCGGGCTTTTTTCGGTGATCTCCGCGAATGCGCAGTTGCTCACCACGTCTCTCGCCTTCGGAGTAGTATTCATTCATAAAGAGATCTTCCTGAATGAAGTTGGCTTCGAGGTAGTGATTGCACGTTACATCCACTTTACCCAATGGTATGCCGGGCATCGGTAATTTTCTGTTGATCACCTTGTCAATGTCGTAGTGCGCTTTCACCATAGCACTGCGTGATGCTTGGCGTACCCATGCCCACAGCACATCGTAATGAAAGCCGATCTTGCCAATAAGCACAATGGCTTTGAAGTCGTTCTTCTTGGTGTCTTTGTAGCTGGGGTCAACGTAAGTGAGTAATGCATCGTACCGGTCGAGCTGTTGCGGATCAACCCAGGGTAAATGCTCTTCAAGGAAAACGTTACCATCTTTAATGTCCTGATGGTAAAAGTTTCGCATGGCATTGCGGTAGCCCATCTTCGCCATGCGATCGCGCAGTTGCTTAACCGTATAGCGTTCCTTCCATGCAGGCACACCTCCGTGCTCGATGGCGAGCATCTTGTGTGTTTTCGGATTTTCGGTGGCGTACACTTTTATGTGTACCAGGTTTTCGCGAATCGGATCGCCTTCGTTCACATCGCCCACCAGGTGCGCCATTAAGTCGTTGGAGCACGTGCGGTTGTTGGCGAATATGAGTTTGCTTTTCTTGATGCTCAAACAGCCCATGAAATCACCGAGCACCCAATCCACATCAGCTTTTATCCGATCCTGATTTTGTGACCTGCGCTTGTTGGCGGCATCATCAACAATGCCCAGGTTGGGGCGCTTGGCTGCTTTACGAACCCCGGCAGGATTTTGCCCCAGGCCAAAACTCCAGAAGCCAACACCATCGGTGGTAGTGAAGTGTCCTTCCGTCCAGTTGCCGAGTGTACGTTGTTCACCGAAGTCGGCAATGAAGCGTCTGTTCTCCATTAACTCGGCCTGCAAGTCGCCCAGCAGTACAGCGGCTTTGTCATCCGTTTCACTGGCCAGCAGCATACCGGTAAGCCAACCGGTTGCTTTTAAAAACATGGGTATGAATACATCTACCTCCACACTCTTGGCGTGTTCGCGTGGCCACTCCAGCGCAGCCATGATGTCTTCATTGGTAAGAATTTCCTTAGCCGCTTTTTTATGAAACCAGCCGAAGTCTGAATCGATGTAGTGAGGAAAATAGTACTTGCAAAACTTTTCGAAGTTGGCCGGCTTGAGCAATTCTTTTATTCGCTCTTCGCGTTGCTGCGCGGTTTCGGTTAGCTCGTTGCGTTGTACCTCTGTGGCCGTGCTAATGCGCAGGCACAGATCGAGCCATGCTTTGTAAGCTTTATCGTCCGGTGTGGCTTTGATCAGCATTATAAATTCTTTCGCTTGAAGTTGAGGTAGTCGTCAGAGTGCGTGAGTATTTTTTTTGCCAGGTCGAGATCACGCTCACTGATGTAGGACACAAAGTCTTTGATGTTGTTAACAATCACACTCCAGTCGAGCTGCTTGTTCTTTACGGTTGTCCATAACTTTTGCAACGCATCGATATCACCCTTGTCGAGCATGGGTAAATCTTTATTCTGCTTGTTGGTTTCTGCCAGCAGCTCGTACTGTTCTTTCTTTTGTCGGAGCGCTTTGAGTTGATAGTTGATCAACTCCCAGATGGTATCCTCAGCAACATCAGCGGCCATATTTTTTTTAGCGCGCTTCTCTTCCCAGTTGTGTTTGTTTTTCCACGCGCTAATGGTTTGCTCACTGATATCGAGAATAGAAGCAATGCGGTTTTGTTCCCAACCGGCATTGAATAATTCCTGTGCTGCGCTCTTCTTGTCAATAGCCATGCGACAAAAATGGGTTGTTCGAAGGCCGTTTTAAAGGTGAAGTTTATCCTCCGTGT